CCTTCTTAGCCGTCTTGGCCGAATCTTTAAAATCTTTAGCCGTCGGTGCGTTCTTGCTGCCAACCTTATTCATCTTCTCGCCAGAGCCAGCCTTGATGCGCTCTTGCTTTGCATGAATATTACTGTACAAGCCAGGTTTAGTTGCCATGATTAACACTTCCATCGTTTAAGCGCCGCCTTGGCGCGTTCACCGTCTTTTGCATTAGCGGCAACGGCACCCATCCGGGCGCAAAATGAATCTTTGCGGCCCTGATCTGCTTTGGTCTTAGGGTTAGGCGCTGGCGCTTTAAGATGCGAGCCAGTGGCCGCGTTGTACTTCTCGCGCCCCTTTTCCGTCAATCCAGCACCTTTAGAGACAGGCAACTTCTCGCCCCTGCCTACACTTAGTGATACTGTTTTTTTAGTTGCCATATCAAAAACCCATCCATGAAGTTGATACTGCCCCGCGCTCAGAAATCGTGCGGGTTATTTCGCGGGAATTGTACTCTCGATGCGCCACAGGAAAGGCAAACGTCACGCAGATCGCATCAGCCGCATCAGGTGACGCAAGACCTCGAGCCTTCATGTCTTTCTTAGACTCCAGAAAAATAGTACCCCTAGAATCAGGCTTAATCATAGGTGATACCAGATCCGTTTTCAAGAACCTGTCCTTGGGAATGCTCGCTGTACGTAGCCAATCCTTCATCTTGCCCCACATCTCGGCACGTTTGTTGCCGTACATAATCGGGTTGGCGCTCTTATTGCCAAAGTTGACACCCTTGACCTTGTAGCGCTGCTCTTTGAGCCGATCAACAATGCCGGCGCCAAGGCCACCCTCGTCAATCACCACCATGGCCGGCTTCCATTCTTCCATCGCCTCAATGATGTGCCCCACCACCGTCATGGTGTCATCTCCTCGATGCCGGTCAATTCGCACAATGTCTCGGCCTTGGCGAATCGCAATCACCGTCGCATCAGCGCCAAAGCGTGCGGGGTCCACACCAATAATGATTGGAGCCGTCTGGTCCTTGTACTTGTCGCGCTTCATGGCCTCGTCCACAATGTCTGCCGGTATAAACTGGTCATCACCTTCGCTTGGGAACATGCCATAAACCTCCACATGAGCCTGGCTGGACTCTGGGCCGTATTCGTCAATGATGTTTTGGTAAACAGCCTTGTCCGTCCCCTCAACCGTGCGTGCGTCCACCACCTTGTTGGTCCAGAAATCTCGCTTGCTGTTAAAGCATTCGTAAAAATAACCCGTGTTTCGCCGCGGGTTTGAAAACGCCATCCAAAGCCGGTTTGGCGTGTTCTCCGTAAAGAAACCAGCCGTCACAGACCAAATGGCATCATCAATACCGCTGGCCTCATCAAAGATTACCATCACACCATCGTGGTTGTGAACTCCAGCATAAGAGTCTGGATTCTCAGCCGACCACAGCCGGCCCTCAACAGCCCAGTACCGTGTGCCTTTGCGTAAGTCTTTTTCAACCAGTTCTGTAAGCCAGTTGGCAGGCGCTACTTTGGTGGCGCTTACTTCAAACCAATGGCTGTTGATGCTCATGGCCAGCCACTTGGTGATCTCAGCCCAAGTCACTGCACGCAGCTGCGCTTCGCTGTTGGCCGAGATGATGGTGGTCGAACCTATGCGGGTGGACAACATCCAAATGGTAAGCCAGGACACAAGGGCAGACTTGCCAATGCCTCGACCGGACGAGACTGCATGGCGCAGGGTTTCAAAATCAATCAAACCCTTTTGACGCTTAATGTGTTCTGTGATCTCTCGCAGCACCTCCCTCTGCCATTTGCGCGGCCCCTTGAAGTTGTGCAACGGCGTGTTCTCTTTGCCCCAAGGAAAAGCAAACAGCACAAAAGCCTCCGGATCGTCCGCAATTGCTGGTGACCACAGCGTGGCCATTAACTCCTGCTCGTCTTCGGGTTTATAAATTGTGGTTTGCATTTATCTAGCTATCTGATAGAATCGAGGTATGACATTATCACCCATCGTCAATACCGACATCAAAATGCCAGCCAAAATGCTCAACGCACTTGGCCTGCATGAGACACGCTGTATTGTTACCGGCGTCAAAGAAGTCACCGAAGAATCAGTCAAAGCATTTCTGTCTGATCGGTACGGTGAAGATTTTGCCAGCACTTTTGATCCAAAGTTTTTGTTCAATAGCCAAGACGCTTGAGCAATTGATTGGTAATCACACCAGAATAAGGCTTCATCTGTAAAGCCCTCAAATCCGTTGCGCGTGGATTTGTAACATCTGGTATGCCTCTAGCTTTTGCCACTTCGGGCAACAATTCAAAAATGTTGCGGTCTTCAGTCAATGTGCCCAAGCCCTGACCTGGCACACCGCGGGGATAGGACGGGTGGCCGGACTCCATCACCATCGGACGGCCAGCAAAAATTTCACCCACATTCATCACACCACCCTCTTGCGCGGCCAATTGCGCTGGATCTGAGACAGCCAACCTCGCGCCACTAATGTTCAAACCACCTTGATTGCGAAAGTCAACGTCCATCATCTGTTTGATGGCCTTGCGCGTTTTATCAGGCGCATTTCTAAACTGCTCAACACTTGCCGGATCAGACACACCAGACCAATCAGGCAAAAATTCTTTGATCGACTTATCCAGTCGCCTTTTTTGCATCTTACCCATGGCAGCATCAGCGTAAGCCAGCATCGTCTCGCCAGTCATGGCCGCAAAGTCACCACCAGTGGGCGCCATGCGCCACGGCATATACAACGGGTCTTTTCCGGTAACTTGTTTAATCTCTGCCGCCTGTTGCATCAATTGCTTAACTGGGCCTTGCGCACTGGCCCAGACTTGGCCAGGGTTGTTAAACATGTAATCCTGTCCACCCATCAATTCAACCGGCCTATTAAATTGAACTTTATCAATTCCCACTAAATTACCACCAGCTGCCGTGCGATCAGCCATGCTTGTAATAAATGGCCGGCCTTCAAAATCAGCCAACGAAACAACCGGCGCATTTGTAGCATTTGGGTTTAACTGAATGTCGCGGGTCATCTCGCGTATTCTGGCCTGCTCTAAAACCCTTGGTTCATAGCGTGGATCGAACGCGCCAAAACCACTTCGGCCAGGTGTTGGCAACGCTTGACTCCTTGACCCCTGCGCCAGATCTGAAAGCAATTGAGCCGGCATACCACCGCGCTCCATGATCTGTGGGATCACCCTTTCAGCATACCGTTCGCCAGCCATGCCACCAGCTAAAGCAGCTTGCCTAGCAGCCCTCGCCGCCTGCAATGTCGCCATGGTCACAGGCTTGGCTGATGGCGCCAACGCTAGTGCCGTTTCTGCCGCCTCTGGCCTGATCCGTGTGGTCATGCCGGCGCCAGTTGTCAGTGGCTCACCGTAAGACAACCGGTCTAGTGTCTGGCTGATCTCGGGCGCCGACAGAAAGCGTGAAATACCCTGCATCTGCTGGGTGCGCTCGGGCGAGTAACTCTGCGCGATCAGGTCAGCCAAGGCGCCAAGATACTCATTCCTCGGCGTTGCGCTCATGCTGTCCTGGTACGCCAGCATGTTCGCTGGGCGCGGCGTTAGGGCGTTGCTGTAGATGGGCATGGCGCGATGTTAAAGCATTTTTTGAAAAATAAAAATAAAATTGTTCGCGGGGCTACCGTCCCTGTGGCCCTTTCGCGCCGGCCCTACCCCCTCCCCTGGCCGGCCAGTTGGACCGGCACGAGCCGCCTGGGCCAGTTATCCACAGGGCCAAACCCTAGTTGTTCATCGCAACCTGTGGATAACCGTTGTCGGCATTGATACGTCATGTATAACTTGTGCACAACCCCGTTCCGACTTAACATAATAGACGTTGTATTAAGTAGACCAGTGTTTTTGTCAGGGTTAACCCTGATGCGCTAAGTTAGTGAGCGCTCACTTGCGCGTACGCGTAATTGTGCAAAATCTATGCGTAAAGCGTATAACCCACCCAACAAACCAACGCAATGAAGTCAATACACATGACGATTACCACACCAAAAGTCACGAATCAAGCCGTTTTTGCTTGTACATCTACGACATTGCTGTCATCA